TTAGACATGCCTTTCAGGTTTTACCCCTGTCTGGCTGCTGGCTTGGCTTACTATCTTTCAATGAAACGCGCTCCTGATAAGACAGCTTTCTTAAAACAAATTTACGACGAAGAGTTTATAAGGGCTTTATCAACTGATCAGGAACGAGCTTCTTTTTATGTGTCTCCTAACTTCAGAGGTTATAACACAGCGTAATGTCATCTTTTTCTACTGGTAAATATGCTTATGGAATCTGTGATATCACAGGGTTCAGATATCGCCTTAGAGACATGAAAAAAACATGGGATGGGTTACTTGTTGGCCCAGACCAGTGGAGTCCTAAACACCCTCAGATAGATCGAAGAGCAACCCCTGTCGATCCACAAGCACTTAGAAATGCCAGACCAGATACTGATGATGATGCAAATTTTTTTACTGTTTATACTAATGTGGGTAATGGTAAACTGGGAGCGCAATTAGATACTTTTGAGGTGACTTGTAGCGTTGGAAGCGTGACAATTACGACATGAGTTTTACATTAGCAACATTAAAGACTGCAATTCAGGATTACTTGGAGGTAAGTGAGACTACCTTTACAAACAACCTGAATAACTTCATTAAAGAAAGCGAAAGCAGAATCTTTAAAATGGTTCAGCTTCCTGAACAAAGAAAAAATGTTCAAGGGGCGACTGCAAGCAGTAATCGTTTTCTGGCAACCCCAGACGATTTTTATGCGCCTTTTAGCTTGGCAGTGATTTCCTCTAGCACATACCACTACTTGGATTTTAAACATCCCAGTTTTATCAAAGAGTATTCTTCATCGACTGCAACAACTGGAAGGCCAAAATATTACAGCTTGTTTGATGAGACTGCTTTTGAATTAGCCCCTATTCCTGATGCAGCTTACACTGTTGAGTTGCATTATTTGCACAAGCCAGCAAGCTTGACTGCTGGTTCTGATTCTGGAACTACGATATTGTCAAGCGACCATCCTGATGCCTTACTTTATGGAGCCTTAACAGAGGGAGCTGTTTTCTTAAAAGAAACCCCTGATGTCATAGGTAATTTTGAAGCACGATTTAAAGAGGCAGTGGCAAGGATGAAAAATCTTAGTGAAGGCAGAGAAACCAGAGATGAATATCGATACGACTTGCTTAGGCAAGGCGTGTCTTAGTGCGCCCTGTAAAATCCCTGAAAGACAAAAAAGTTGCGATTGTTGGGTTAGGACATTCGCAAATAGATTTTGTTATAGGGCTAGAAAACTCTGTTGAATACGATGAGGTCTGGGGAATAAATTCAGCAGCAGCAGCATTTCAAGTAGATCGTTTGTTTATGCTAGATCCAGCTTCTCGTTTTTTAGACAGCGACGACGCAGGAAGACAAACAGATGTCATGCGTAAGATTCTGCCAAACCTAAAAATACCTATCTACAGTTGTGAGCTAGATACGAGAGTGCCAGCTTTGGTCAAGTATCCAGTTGACGAAGTGATTAACTACGCAAAATGTGCGTACCTCAACAACACAGTAGCCTACGCCTTGGCTTTTGCTTACTGGTGCAAGGTGGGTCAGTTAGATTTGTATGGCTTGGATTATTCTTACAAAAGCAATTTGCATTTTGCTGAAGCTGGAAGAGCTTGCGTTGAGTTTTGGATTGCTAAATGTATGTCAGAAAACATCGTAATTGGCTCTTCTCCTAAATCGACCTTGCTGGATCAAAATGTGCCTTTGCACGAAAGGCTGTATGGCTACCATCGTTTACCTGACCCCAAGGTGGCAATGCCAACATCAGACAAATGGTTAGTGTGCAATGTTTCTGAGTTGCCTGTTAAAATGGCAGAGAATGGAATAGAAATGCCAGAGCAAATAAGCTCCCCAGAACCATACAAAGGATAGCTATGGGCAGAGATTATAAAAAAGAATACCAAAACTATCACGGCAGTCCAAAACAAAAAAAACGCAGGGCAGCAAGAAACAAAGCCAGAAGCTTGTTAGAGGAAAAGGGTTTAGTCCACAAGGGGGATGGTAAAGACGTTCATCACGTAGGTGGTAATGCCTTAAAGAAAGGCAGTAAGCTTAAAGCTGTAAGTGCATCAGCTAATAGGTCTTATCCTAGAACTAAAAACGCAGGTAAGTTATATAGAACATCATAAGGAGAAATATTTATGAAGAAAAAAACTAAAATGTACTCAAGAGGTGGTGCAGGAATGAAGAAAAAAACTAAAATGTACTCAAAAGGTGGTGCAGGAATGAAAAAGAAAACTAAAATGTATGCACGTGGAGGTGCTGCAAAACGTAGAT